TCAGAAGTAAAAGGTATCCGTGCCGCTTGTAAGATTATGAAAACACGTTATGCCAAGCCTTTTGAATCGGTACAGGTCAAAATTCCCTACGAAGAAGGTATGAATCCTTATTCAGGTCTAGTTGATTTGTTTGAAGGTAAAGGCTTACTGGCCAAAGAAGGCAACAGTTTGGTATACACATTAGTTGATGGCACTATCATTAAAAAGTTCCGCAAAGCCTGGGAACGCAATGAAGATGTGTGCTTAGATCGTGCAATGGCAGACTTTGTTGCTAACCCGCATCACGCAACAGTTGACGTTGGAGAACTTGAAGCGGCAGTAGAAGCCATTGTTGAAGACAAACCAAAGAAGTCTAAAAAAGAGGTTGATGTCGCAGAGTAATTACTGTTCGCAAAAATTTTGGTGGTTAACTGTAGAGCCCGAACGCCGCACAATGAACTCGTGCTGTGCTGCTACAGCCACTAAAATTGATTTGTCTTGGCTTAGAAATAATCCAGGACATTTGTTTAACACGCCCGAACTTATAGCAGAACGACAGGCAATGTTAAACAACGAGCCTGTGGACAGTTGCGAAGATACCTGCTGGTCCGCTGAACGTCGTGGATTGCCCAGCCGACGTACTTTGATGAATTCTGGAGAAAGAACACATACAGATATCCATGCTCGCCCCAGAGTATTGCATATCAATGTGGGAAGTGACTGTAATCTAACCTGTAGTTATTGCTGTAAACAGTACAGTACTGCTTGGTTGCGTGATGTTAAAAATCACGGCGCATACTTCGATGAACCAAGATATCAAATTACGGCCAACGACAGGATTGTACTACAACTAGGACAACCTGCTATAAAAGAAAGCGACAGTTATCAAACTATTTTGTCAGAAATAAAAAGATTTAAAACAGTCAAGCAAATAGAGATTACCGGTGGTGAGCCATTCTTGTACAATGGACTAACAGAGTTGGTAACGGGATTGACAGGATCCATTGATATTTTTACAGGCTTGGGAGTTAATACCAAACGATTAAAACAGATATTATCACAACTACCCCGAGATACTACATTTACTGTCAGTGCAGAAAACACAGGTGCATTATACGAGTTCAACAGATATGGCAATACCTGGGATCAGTTTAGACGTAACTTGGACTTGATAGCCTCGCAGTTTGACTATAGATTTTGTAGTGTGTTGAGTAATTTGACTGTGCATGGATTTAATGATTTTCAGAAAAAGTACGCAACCAGTAAAGACTTATTAAATCCTTGCAATGATCCTGCGTATCTAAGTGCCAGTGTGTTGGATACAGAGTCTAAAGCACAGTTAATGCAAATTGAATATAAATATCATGACCAAGAAATCAAAGAAACGTTAGCAGTAGAATCGACAGCAGAACAAAAAACAAAGTTGAAACATTATCTAACGGAATTTGCTCGTCGCAGATCAATTTCGTTAGAAGTATTTCCAGAAAATTTTATAAGTTGGATTAACAAAGAGGAAAAAGTATGACCATTGATGCAGAAGTTCTAAGCGAACTATATACCATTATGAAACAGTATGTTCCTGCAAAGGATCGTCAAGAGTGTGCAGATAATCTAATGAGTGTCATGGTAGATATGCTGGGAGACCAAGAACTCAAAGAGTTTGGCACCACAGACAGCACCCTGAAAAAAGCTCTCAAAGAATACACCGCTGATGACGAACAAGACGATGACGAAGGCGAAGACTCAGACTGGTAATGAAGCACAAGTATTTCCCAATACAAACAGATACCGCATGCCAGCTTAAATGGACCTGGAGCAGTATCTATTTGTACGAAGGAACAACCAACAGTTGTCATAGAGTAGAAAAAAGCCCGCTGTCAACAGACTCGTTTGATCTTTTTCACAATACTGCTAAAAAACTACAAGACAGGCAAACCATGTTGGCAGGCGAATGGCCCACAGGTGGTTGCGACTACTGTGAAAAAATAGAACGTGCTGGTGGATCAAGTGATCGTATGCTACACCTGGCAATACCCGACTTAACACCACCCGAATTAGAAGTAGACCCCGAAGCCGTTTTAGTAACTCCTAGGATTGTGGAAGTGTACTTTGACAACACCTGCAATCTGCGATGTATATACTGTCACGACGGATTCAGCAGTCGTATCAAACATGAAAATGATCAACACGGTCGATTTGAATCCAGTGGTGTCATAATTGATAACCAATACCAACCGCATCCAGACAAAGCCCTGCTAACCGAACAGTTATGGTCCTGGTTAGATGCCAACTATTCCGCTGTGCGTAGATTCCATGTGCTGGGCGGAGAACCATTTTATCAAGCACAATTTGACACTTGCCTGGATTTCCTGTATAATCATAGTAACAAAGATTTGGAATTTAATGTAGTAAGCAATTTGATGATTGATAATGGACGCTTACGGGATCATGTAGAACGCATCAAGCATTTGGTTGCTGAACGCAAGATCAAACGTTTTGAAGTAACTGCTAGTATAGATTGTTGGGGTCCGGAACAAGAGTATATCAGATCGGGATTGGATTTAGAAAAATGGAAAAAGAATTTTGAATATTTGGTCAATCAACGTTGGATAACTTTAAACATAAACCAAGTGGTCACAGCCCTGGCTGTACCTGCTATGCCAGAATTGATCAATTACATAAACACATTTAGACCACATAGAGAAATAGGGCATCACTTGATAACTGCAAATACACCAACCTACATGAACCCAGACATTTTTGATGCTGACCTGCTGGATCCGTACTTTGCACAAGTGCTAGAAGCAATGCCTGCAGATACCTGGCAACAACAAGAAGCACGTAAGTACATGCAAGGTGTTAGACAACAAATTGCCAGTACCAAAAAAAATCCTACCGAAATCAACAAGTTGCGTACTTATCTCAACGAGCTCGATCGTAGACGCAACACCAATTGGCGTGAAACTTTTCCTTGGCTAACCGGAGTCCTTGATGTTTTATAATAGAATTGTAGCTGACCTAAGTGTTATTCCTGAATTCATTGAGTACTATGAAGGCGAAATGGCATCGGCCAAATCAGAAATTAAAATACGTGGTCGTGTAGAAAAAGAGTTATCGGATTTACCTGGTATGACTGAGCACAGGTTTAATCAACTGCAAGAGATTGAAGCCGTATTAGAGTTCCTTAATATACAATTACGCAAGATCCGCCAACGTCATTATAAAAAGTACCTAGAAGCCTATGCTAGAGCATTGACCAGTAGAGACGCTGAAAAGTACGCAGAAGCTGAGGATGAAGTTGTTGATATGGAAACAATTATCAATGAAGTAGCACTATTACGTAACCGTTGGCTAGGTATTATGAAGGGCATTGAAAGCAAGAACTTTATGCTGGGACACGTGGTTAGACTACGCACAGCCGGAATGGAAGATATTGTAGTATGATAGATTGGCGTCAACGTGCCGACGAGCTATTGCGAGAGTTTGAACTTTGCTGTCAAGCCAAACCCAAGCATGATGCTGTAAACATACAGTTAGAAAAAGACACAGTGGCAAAATTTGCATACCACTTGAACACACAACGAGGTTGGGGCACGGATCACGAAGTGGCTGAAGCATGCCATCAACTTGAATCAAGACTCACGCAATTAAAAGAAAAACTAGTGATGGAAATATTAACCAATGGCTCTATTTAAAAATCCTTATCTGAGTCATGAACACAGTTTAGAAGTATTAAACCTGTTGTACGGATATGATAGTTTTCTTGACAGTTTGACCAGCATAGCAGACATGGGTTGCGGTTCCGGTCTTGACGCAGAATGGTGGGCTAGCCTGATGACTAGAGATGAACCCGTCGAACCCAGAAATTACACAGTATATGCCGTAGATCAAGACTTGAGCAGGATTGACCCGGACATATTGTCCCGTAATCCAAATCTAATACCAATTGAGCGAAACTTTGAAGAACGAGCAGTACCCAGACAAGTGGATTTAATCTGGGCTCATGATACATTTCAGTATGCCCTAGACCCTTTCAAATGTTTGCGTGTTTGGAAAGAAACACTACAAGAAAACGGCATGTTGATATTGACCATTCCGCAAGGCACCTATGTGAAAAATAGTAGTTTGGTAGTAGAACAACACGACCATCAATATTACAATTACAATATCTTAAATCTAATCTACATGCTGGCCATTTCGGGTTTTGATTGCAGAGATGCATATTTTTATCGTAAACGCAGTACTCCTTGGTTGTATGCTGCAGTATATGCCAGCCAACACGAGCCCCTAACACAACAGGCCACTTGGTACGATTTGGCTGAACGCAATCTTGTCAATGACAGCGTGATCAACAGCGTAAATCAGCATGGTTATGCTAGAATGGAAGACCTGGTTGTGACTTGGCTAGATAAAGATTACTACAAGATCACAGACTGATGACAAAAATTGTAATTGCCACTGGCGGATTTGATCCTGTACACTCTGGGCATACTGCTTACTTAAAAGCGGCCCGTAATCTTGGCGACCATCTTATTGTGGGATTAAATTCAGATGCTTGGCTAGATCGTAAAAAAGGCCGTGCATTTATGCCCTGGTCGGAACGTGCCAACATCGTCAGCAATTTACGTTCGGTGGATCGTGTGATAGAGTTCAATGATGACGATGAAACAGCTATTGATGCTATCCGAACAGTTAAAACAATGTTTCCCTGGGCAACCTTGGTATTTGCCAATGGTGGCGACCGTACTCGAGATAACATTCCTGAAATGGTCGTTGATGATGTGGAGTTTGTATTTGGTGTGGGCGGTGAAGACAAGGCCAACAGCAGTAGCTGGATCCTTGAGGAGTGGAAAGCATCCAAGACCATCCGTCCCTGGGGCTATTATCGTGTGCTACACGAGGTTGCAGGCACCAAAGTCAAGGAACTTACAGTAGAGCCGGGGCAAAGCCTAAGTATGCAACGTCATCAACAACGTGCAGAATACTGGATGGTTACAGAAGGATCGTGTGTGGTCAAGTTTGGGGACGGCGAACAAGAACGTACGGTACATCAATTTCAGCATATTCCTGTTGGGCAATGGCACCAGCTGAGTAACCCATTTACACAACCTTGTAAATTAGTAGAAATACAGTATGGCGACCGCTGTGTGGAAGAAGATATAGAACGCAGATAAATACTGTTATGAAAACCACAGAATTTTTAACAGAAGCAGGTTTGGTTAAAACCAAACTTAGACGAGAATATCTAGTAAATTTAGCCAAAGCGATCGAAGTTGGGACTCCAATTGATCTAGTGCCCGATGCACATGCAAGATACGGATCTTCTGTAATAATCAAACCTAAATATGCCAGGGCATTACGCTCGGTGGCAAAAAATGCCCAGGCAAATTCAGCAAACTATCTAATATTAACTAGCGACCTTCCCGACATCAGCCGACTCGAAACTGAGGACAATGAGCCGTTGTTGTTGACACTGATTGAAAAAAGTGAAATTCTCAAAGGCGGTGGAAAAGGATACAACGTAGGCGACATTGGTGAAATTGCACTAGGAATCGCAGCCAGCATTAAATTTTTAAAACACGGCGAAGAAGTTACACGAAAAGATTTTTTATCTTTGGCACTGAGACTAAAATTCAATTCAAGACTAACTAAAAAAGGCAAGGTTGGCGGAGCCATGGAGTTGACCTACACAGGTCGAATCAAACATAAAAATGGTAAAGAGGACGACATGTCTCTTATTATTGTAGCAAACGGACCTAGTGCAAAAAAATTCAGAGAGTTTATTCAAAATCCAGATACTTTTCCTGCAGATGTTGCAGCATCAATAGAATCAGCATTAATTTATGTTAGAGAAAACGGCAATATTAAGAACGGTATCGAATACACAGCCAATGACCCCAACACCAACATCATTGAAATAACATGTGATGGTATTAGCGACCAAAAAGGAACCAAGGCGGATCTAGTAATGAATATTGACGGCCGCCGCATTAATTTACTAAGTGCCAAGACAGGAAAGAGCCAATTGGGACAAGCGTCTGGCCATCAATGGGCAAATCAACAGATATTCTTTAAGACTGTGTTTGGAGTTAATATTGCGCCATTCGCTAAACTGTGGGGTAAAACCAACGACGAACACATTGCAACCTTGCAAAGAATTTGGAGTGATCTAGTAATTCCAAAATGTGCAGGACTGGCAGCCGGTGATAGTACATCCAAGGAAAGAATATTAATAAAAACTATTGCTGGCGGATTGATACACTATAGCAATAATATTAGTGACACAGGAGAAGTTGAAGTAGTTGATATAGTTAAACTTGCAACAGATCCAGCAAAACCAGGATACAAATTATTAAGAATTGATTCAAAACTAATAGATGCTTTAGACAAAGTAAATATTATTGTAACATGGCCCGAAAGTCGTATGGGTGTAAATGTTTATGGGCTAGTACCAACTACATTAAAAAATGGAACAGTCAAACAAAAGAAAGTTAGCCTGTGCAGATTTTGGAGTACTGTTGGGGGGAATATCTTAAGAACAGCAGTACAGGGCGGTGATCTACTCGATGAGCTGGCTGGCATTGCCAAAGAAGCAGATGTTCCGGCTGTAGCTAAATCAGCAACACCGGCGATCAAGACACCTGCTGTAGTAACCAAAAAAGTCGCACCTGTAAAAAAAGCTGTGCCTGTAGCACAACAGCCTGTAACAGAACCTGCACCAGACATAGAAGAACCAGAAATTGATTCGACAACACCAGCTCCAAGAGAACGTAGAACCACTGCTCAACCGGTTAGACAACGCCGTTAAATCGTTGACCTTTACTCACAATTAATATATAATACTAGCATGGGCCTTTAGCTCACGCTTGGTTAGAGCACCCGGCTCATAACCGGTAGGTACTGTGTTCGACTCACAGAAGGCCCACCAAAATAAGTATTACACCGCCCAGATGGTGGAATTGGTATACACGCTGGTCTTAGAAGCCAGTGCCGCAAGGCTTAAGAGTTCGAGTCTCTTTCTGGGCACCAATTTCAAATAAAGGAGACACTATGTCTATTACAATCAAGAACCTTGAAGCGGCATTGGCCGGCGAAAGCCAAGCCCACATCAAGTATCGTTATTTCGCTAAAATGGCTCGTGCTGAAGGCCATGAAGAAGTTGCAAAACACTTTGAACACACAGCCGATCAGGAACTGCTACACGCCTGGGGACACCTCGAACTATTAGTGGGCAAGCCAGACACTAAGAAATGTTTGGAAATGGCCATTGAAGGTGAAACATATGAGTTCACCACAATGTACCCAGAGTTTAAAGAACAGGCATTTAGTGAAGGACTTGCTACTGCTAGCAAGGAGTTTGATGACCAAATTGCGGAATCAAAACAACATGCCGAAGAATTTAAAGCAGTCTTGGCCAAAGCAGAAAAGCGTTTTTCTGCACTTGCAAAAGTAGAAAAGCGTCACGCAGAAGCATATCAACGAGTTAAGGAGAGTCTATAATGGAACATGTTTGCATAGTATGTGGTCACGTACACGATGAAG